AAAATGGAAAATCTACATTTATGATGTTGCGTATCTTGACTGGCATGTTTGTGTGGGGCGAAGGATTACAACTTGCATCAGCTCACAGACTTACTACATCACTAGAAACTTTTAGACAGATTGTTGCATTGATTGAGGAACATCCGGCACTTGAGAAAGAAGTTAAGAAAATCAGGTGGCAACATGGCGCAGAGGAAATAGAGTTATTTGGCAACAGGCGGTTTGTTGTTAAGGCTGCCAACAATGCAGCTAGAGGTTTAAGCAAACCCGAAACAATTCACATGGATGAATTGCGAGAATACAAAGATGAGGATGCTTGGTCATCAATGCGTTACTCAATGATGAGTGCTAAAAATCCGCAAGTATGGGTGTATTCATCAGCAGGAGATCAACATTCCGTAATCCTAAACAAATTGCGTGAGAGGGCGTTGGCATCAGCTACAACCAATGACCCGATTGGGTGGTTTGAGTGGAGTGCCGAACCAGATGCGCCGATCAACCTTCCGTCAGGCGAGATTAACTGGTCTGCATTTGCTCAAGCCAACCCATCCTTAGGAATTACAATTCACCCAGATAACATTAAAGCTGCAATAAATGATCCACCGGATATTGTTAGGACTGAGTTGCTTACGCAATGGGTCGATACAATAAACAGCGCAATTGATCCGCAAAAGTGGGCAATGTGTCAAATAGACGCAATACCGCTAGATCCTGAACAACCTACTTGGCTCGGACTTGATTTGTCGCCTGATAGAAAGTTTGGCGCATTAGTTGCTGCACAAAGATTATCGGGTGAAAGATTTTATATTCAATTGCTTCATACTTGGTCAAACGATTACAGCTTAAACGATTTAGCAGTTGCAAATGATATTGCGCCTTATGTTAGAAAATACAACACCCAAACTGTGGCTTATAGCAAAAGAACAAGTCAGGCAGTTGCAAGTCGTTTAGCCTCTGCCGGAATTCAAACAACCGATATGGATGGAGCAATATACGCGGAAAGTTGCGACAGATGGCTTGGAGCAATTAACTCACACAGGTTGCAGCATTCAGGTCAAGAGGAATTGACCCAACAAACATTATCAGCTGCAAAATTGCCATTCGGTGATGGATCTTGGATTATTGGAAGGCGAGCAAGCAGGGTTGCGGTTTGTGCATCAGTCGCCTCAGCATTAGTTACTTATTTTGCGACACAACCTGAAACGGAAACAGACATACAAATCGCTTAAATTAGACTTTATGGTATATTATGTGCTAATGGGATTATTTGATAGATTTTTAACAAATCAGACACCAACAATTCAAACAGATGTTGCTGCCGCTAATACGCCTTACAATTTACAGTCAGCTGTTGGCGGATTATTTTATGGAGCACAAACTGCAACGCGTGAGCAAGCAATGTCAGTTCCATCAGTTGCTAGAGCAAGAAATATAATTTGTTCAACAATTGGATCATTACCTTTAGAAACTTATAATCATTTTACAAAAGAACATTTAGATCCAAACAGAGTAATTATGCAACCAGATCCAAGAATTGCTGGTTCTGCTATTTATGCTTGGATTGCTGAGGATTTATTATTTCATGGCGTTGCTTATGGTCAAGTATTAGATGCTTATGCTGCATCAGATAATAGTCGAGTTCGTGCATGGACAAGAGTTGCACCTGATCGAGTTACTTACAATCTAAATGCAAATCAAACTGAAATTACTTCATACATGGTTGATGGAATGCATGTTCCAGCAACAGGAATAATGAGTTTAATCGTATTCAGCGGACTGGATGAAGGTGTATTAAATCGTGCAGGTCGCACAATAAGAGCTGCTCAAGAATTAGAAAAGGCTGCTGAGTTATACGCAAAAGAGCCAGTTCCAACAATGGTATTAAAATCAAATGGAACAAATCTTGCACCAGAGCGAATTACAAAACTTCTTGAAAGTTGGAAAATTGCTAGAAACACAAGAGCAACTGCATTTCTAAATGCTGATGTTGAATTAACCGCATTAGGATTTGATCCGCAAAAATTACAATTAAATGAAGCCCGTCAATACCTCGCAACAGAATTAGCCAGAGCAGTTGGTATTCCGGCAAGTTTCTTATCTGCTGAATTAACTAGCCAAACTTATAGCACGACTGTTATGGAAAGAAAAGCCCTTATTGATTTCAGTTTGAGAAATATAATCACACCAATTGAGCAAAGATTATCTATGGCAGATTTTGTGCCAAATGGTGTTGAGGTTCGTTTTGATATTGACGATTTCTTGAGAGGTTCAGCATTAGAGCGTGCTCAAGTTTATGAAATCCTAAACCGCATCGGCGCGATGAGCGTTGAACAAATCCAAGAGGAGGAGGACTTGATCCGATGAAGATCAATTTCCCAATTACAATAACCGCTGCCGATACAAACAAGAGAACTATCTCTGGAACTATCGTTAGTTGGAATGAAGCAGGAAACACATCAGCAGGAAAGACAATTTTTAGTAAAGACAGCATTGATTTTTCAAAACCCGTCAAATTGCTTTTAGAGCACGACAAAACCCGACCTTTAGGAAAATTGATTGATATAACTGCCAATGATCAAGGTTTAGAAGGAACATTTAAGTTAGCAAAAACTTTTGCAGCTGATGATGCTCTTGAGGAAGCAGCCACAGGATTGAGAGATGGATTTTCTGTTGGCGTAATGGTAGATGCATGGGATAACAAAGATGGCGCAATGGTTATTTCCAAAAGTTCATTATCTGAGGTCAGTTTGGTCGCAGATCCAGCCATCGCATCAGCTCGCGTTGAACGCGTAGTTGCAACAGAAACACCAGCAGAGAATTCCGAAGCAACCGCTGAGGATACAACAACACAGGAGGACAAAGTGTCTGATATAACTTCAGATGCTCCTATCGCAACCGAAGCGGTAGAAGCTGCAAAGTCTGAGCCTGTGGCAGTAGTAGCAGCGCAGTCAGTTGCTTACACAAAGCCACGCTCACCAATCAATTCAAAAGCAACTTACTTGGAGCACTCAGTTCGTGCTGCATTAGGTTCAGAGGAAAGCCGTCAGTATGTAATGGCTGCCGACACAACCAGCAACAACTCTGGTTTAATTCCAACTCCACAATCAACTGAAATCATCAATGGCATTTCAAATGCTGATCGTGGTTTAATTGACGCACTATCTCGCGGAGTTCTACCAGCATCAGGAATGACATTTGAAATTCCTAAGATCACAACTGCTCCAACAGTAACACTTGAGGCAGAGGCAGCAGCAATCGATACAACCGATCAAGCAGCTTCATTCGTTTCAGTTGATGTTAAAAAATTCGCTGGCGGACAAACATTCTCAGTCGAGTTGCTAGATCGTTCATCACCAGCATTCTTTGATGAGTTAGTTCGTCAAATGGAATATGCTTATGCAAAGACAACTGATGCTTATGCAGCTTCAGTTCTTGGATCATCTTGCGCATTAGCAACTGCAACTCAGGACAACACAGCAGCAGGATTGCTAGGTTTCACCTCAGCAGCAGCAGCAACCGTTTATTCTGGCTCACTTGGATTTGCTCGCAACTTAATTGTGAACAGCACCCAATGGGGTAACATCATGGGTTACAACGATAGCGGTCGCCCAATTTACAATGCAGCACAACCACAAAACGCTGGTGGAGTAGTTTCTGCTCAATCACTTCGTGGAAATGTTGCTGGCTTGGATCTTTATGTTTCTCGCTCACTTGATGGATACACAACTGGTGATCAGTCCATGATCGTAGTAAATCCAGATGCATTTACATGGTATGAAAGCCCACGCTTACAACTTCGTTCAGACATCACAGCAACTGGTCAAGTATCTGTTGCTTACTATGGCTACGGCGCATTAGCAGTTAAAATTGCTGGTGGCGCAGTTTGGTTCAACAAGAACTAAGTAAGCCCTTAATGCCTACTGGTGCTCCCGCTGGTAGGCAGCTATAAATGGGAGTTAAAGAGAGGAATTTATGCCAACAATTATCACCGCAACTCAGTTGCGATCCGTATTGGGTGTAAGTTCCTCTCTTTATGATGATACTTACCTAAATCAAATTATTGACACAGCAGAAACAGTTATTCTGCCAATGCTAGTTACATTCAAAGCACCAATCGAGAAAGTATCGCTGTCAGACAATGTTGCTACATTTACGACATTGGGAATACATGAATTTACGGAAGGACAATCAGTTGTCATCACAGGATGCGGATCGCCTTACAACGGAACAAGAGCAGTCTTGGCAGATAATCTTGGACAATATACCTTTTCGCAATCGATCACTAATGCCGATATACTCGAAGCTAATGTCATCCCATCCGGAACTGCTGCCTTATCTGGCGCATCAACTTATGTTGGAAACGCAGCTGTTCAATCAGCCGTCTATACAGTTTCAGTCGAAGTCTTTCAAGCCAGACTTGCAGGCGGAGGACAAATCGAAGGAATAGATTTTACAGCTACACCTTTTAGAATGGGTCGATCATTATTTAACAAATGCGTTGGATTACTTGGCTCATATATTGACACCGAAAGCATGGCGCAATAAATGCCTAATGAAACAATCCTGCAACAAATCCGCACACCTTTAGCAACTGCCTTATCTAGCGTTGCAGGAAATGTTTATGCATTTGTGCCTGAAACAGTTATTCCTCCAGCCGTTGTTGTTGTGCCAGATAGCCCATATTTAGAATTTGAAACAATAAACAAAAGCAATATCAGAGCAAAAGTTAATTTTACAATATCAGTTGCAGTTGCTTACAACAGCAATCCAGCATCACTTGATAACATTGAGCAGTTAGTCATTAGCGTTCTGGCAGTAATTCCAGTTGGATATATTGTCAGCTCGGTCGAAAGACCAACAGTCACCACAGTCGGAGCATCGACTTTGCTTATCGCAGATGTTCGAGTATCTACCTACTACACACGCACAGTCTAAGGAGAAATCATGGCAACCACAGTAATAACCGGTCGCGATATTTCGTTGTCTTTCACAGGTGGAACAGACATCGAAGCACAAGCAACCAGCGCAATTTTGACAAAAGTCAATGATCGTCAGGTGTATCAAACACTTGATGGCGAGGCTTACAAAACCACAAACATCTCAGGAACATTTGAACTAGAAATGTTGGCTGATTGGGGCAAGGCAAACTCAGTTTGTGAAGCAATTTGGACAGCGGCAGAAACAGCACCAGACACAGATATATCTATCACAATGACAGCTGCAACAGGAGCACAATTTGTGTTTCCAGTAAAGCCAGAGTTTCCAACAGCCGGTGGCTCAGGTGTAGATGCACAAACTGTTGCATTTACTTTCACAGTCAGCAAAGGTGAAGTAACAGAAACATTTAGTTAAGAAATAGAAACGGGAGCAAAAAATGAAGTTACCAATTACAATTGAATATAACTCAGGCGAGCAAGCAACATATATTGCCCAACCGCCTGAGTGGGCTAAATGGGAAAAGACAACTGGCAACACCATAAGCCAAGCAAAAGAAAAACTTGGAATGTGGGATCTGATGTTTTTAGCATACAACGCACACAAGCGTGAAGCTGCTGGAAAGCCAGTCAAACCATTTGATGCATGGATGGAAACAGTCAGCGATGTAATTGTCGGTGATGCAGTCCCAAAAGTCACCCAGCAGGAAGCCTAAGCAGATTATTGGTTGAGTTGGCAATAGCCACAAAGATACCAATGAGTGAATGGGTTGAAGCAGAGGATATTTTAACAGCGATCGAAGTATTGGAGGCGAGGTATGGCAAGTGAAACCATTGCTTACAGTCGCAATGACATACGCGATATTCTCAAGGCTTTCAAAGTTATGGATGCGCAAGCCACAGAGGAAGCAAGAATTCAATCTAATGCTTTGGCGACTTACGCAGCTGAGGAAATTAAAACAGCGGCTAGAGGTCGAACAAAATCAGGCAAGGTTGCGCAGAGAGTTGCAGACGGCGTTAGCATTTCAAAGTCCAGCAAAATCGGTGAGTTCAAATATGGTTTCGCACGACAGAAATTTTCAGGTGGGGCTAACACGCAAACCTTATGGGGTGGTGTTGAGTTTGGATCTAATAAGTTCAAACAGTTTCCTTCATATTCAGGACGGGAAGGCAGAGGTTCGCGTGGCTGGTTTATCTACCCAACGCTTCGCAGAATTCAGCCTGAATTGATTAACCGATGGGAAGCTGCATACAATCGCATTTTGGATAAGTGGTCATAATGGCAAGAGATAGTAGAACCTTATCGCTCAAAATCCTTGCGGATATTGATGACTTAAAAAAGAAATTAGATCAAGCCGACAATGCTGTTGAAACTAACAGTCAAAAAATTTCAGCATTTGGAAAGAAGGCTGCTGCTGCATTTGCGGTCGCTGCTGCTGCTGCCGTTGCTTATGGCACTAAATTAGCCGTTGATGGGGTCAAGGCAGCAATAGAAGATGAGGCTGCACAAC